TATGGTTAGCAAGCTCCCAGACGCTCCGTGGTAAGCGGTAGGACTGGTTCAGCACCTCTATGTTATCTGAGGCATTGATGAACTCCTGAACGTCCACAGAGGTCCAGCGGTGGATAGCCTGATCGTCATCCCCTGCAATCAAAACCTCGTCCGCATGTTCCGCCATCTTACGCACCATCTCCCACTGCGCAGGTGTCAGGTCTTGTGCTTCATCCACAATCAACAGGTCCAGACTGGGTGGCTCTACCATCTCAGTGTACTTGGTAATCATGTCGGTGAAATCCAAACGGTTGGTCTTGGACTTGTACTCCGCGATCTGGGCATCGATCTGCACCAGCTTGTTGAAGTGCAGGTTGTGATCCCCCTCGTAGTTGTACTCATACTCAAGGCCCTTGCCTCTGTACTTAGATCGCCACACCACCGTAAGGTACTTGGCTCCCGATCCACCTATTGCAGGGATCGAGATGCCGTCATCAACGGAGGTGGCGTCCGCTCCATCAAACGCCACCCCCAACATGGAACCGAGTCGCTTGTAATCCTCGCGTCCCATGACATCCCCACGTTGCAGTCCTAACCCGTGATAGCCCGTCGCGTGTAAGGTTCTGAAATGTGGGAAATCGTTTCTCTCTAAATTAAACTTGGCACATGCACGGTCGATGAACTCACCAATCGCCTTGGTGGTAAACGACACAACGCCAATGCGTGATGGATGCACACCCTCTTGCAGCTTCTCCTGCACACGCTCGATCAAAGTGTACGTCTTACCGCAGCCTGGGGGACCCAGTATCAATGTTGCATTAGGAATCACGGCGATCCTCCAACCACTGGCGGATGTCAGCCTCGTCCCATCGACTTGCTACACGCCTCGCGTCACCGTTGCCTAGCTTGTAAGGCTTGGGGAATGTGCCCTCGCCCACCCATTTATAAATCGCGGACTCAGATACGCCTAACCACTCCGCTATGTCCTTCGCCTTTAGCATCTTAGAATGGGATGTCATTATCTATCTCCTGTATCGGAAGTGTACCTTCCATGTTCTCGAACGCAGGGACCCACCACACTCGGATCGTGGACCTTGAACCGTCTTCTTTGTTTACGTTTTTATGCCCATGGCAATCTTGGTCGCCGTTCATTTGCTTGAGGATCTCTTGTATCTGTGCCCTCGTGAAACCCTTGAAGCGGCGGTTGTGCAGAAACTCTGTCAGTCCTGACATGGTAAAGTATGTATACCCTTGGTTATCGGTCCATGGTTTCCCCGCTAGCATCTCCTCTGGGTGCATCGCTCTGATCTTACTGGTGCAGAATATCCGCAGCAGTTCTTTGAACTCCCCAGTCAGGGTCAGTTCTTCTGGAACCTCTTGCTTGGTGGACTCCGTCATCAGTTTACGCAGCAGCGTCTGCCATGTCTTAGCTTTCAGGATCGGCGGGGCCACTTGGATCTGCTCCATGCATGCACGTTGGAACAGCGTCTGGTTCTGTAGCTGCTCGGAGTTCAGTTGCACACGCTCCCCCTGGACAGTCAGGAAGTACAGGCGCGGCTCCGACAGTTGGATCAACAAGCTCCCGATATCGAGGGCCGTCTCCGCATCCTCACCAATGCCATACTTGCGAGACATGCACAGTTCCTTGTCGCAGTAACTCTTGAACGGCTCCTGCTCACAGGTGTAGAAATATTCTTTCTTGTCCAAACTCTTTTGCAATCCCAAGACTTCCTTGGCATCGAGCGGAGTGGTGAACAGTTGGTGGTTCATTGTCTCGAACTGCTTGACCCAATCATCAGGGTGCTTCATCCGGCAGTAGACCCCACACATGAACAGCTTCTTGTTGCGGTCATCTGAGTTCGGTCCATCGCGAAACAGATGCTGCAAACAGGGCGGTCCATCCCCGAACTGTGTGCGCTGCTTCTTGGTCCGTAGCTTTTCCAGAGCGGACAGCGGTGTCTTGCTGCTCTCGATCATATCCACAAACTCGTCCAGATCGACAGCCTCGACGGCTGCGTTGAAGCAATAGCGTTGCGGTAACTCTGCATTAAAGTAAGGCAGGTTGATAAAGTTCCCTACATCTCCACGATCCGCAAGGATCTTATCCTGCTTCGGGAATATCTCGCAGCCGCTGTGCCCCAAGGATACCGCCATCTCTGACAGATACTCTCGGACCACGTTCGCAGGTTCGTAGTCATCCAAGAACAGATAGAGGTGGGCACCCCCAGACTTTGAGCGGCAATGTAATAACGGAAGTTCTAACTTAGCTATGTTAGCCTGTAGTTTGTTGTGATCGAGGTCATAGATATCTATGTCCAACGCTCCCCATCTACATTTGTTTTCGTCGTTGATCGGGATCGCTCCGATCCCCTGCTTGCCGTCAATGTGTCCTTGCATGATTTGTTCTGTTAACGGCTCACGTACAATCCGGCTGTCCGCTTCGGCCTTGCCGCTACGGTTCAGCTTTCCGACTGTCGTCGTGCCGTGGGCAACCTTCGATCCCTCAAAGGCCGCTAGCATTCTTTGGGCTAGTGACATGCTTGGCTCCTAGTGAAGTTGAAGGGGGCGGGTTTTGTGTCCGCAAGTCGCCGCCCCCAAAGGCTACTTAAAAAGGAATATCTTCCTCTGATCCTGAGTTCCCCGTGGAGGTATGTTCAGGATCGGCAGCAGCCTTAACTTCGCCAGCCATGATAGACTCACGGAACGCTTTCGCTTCCATCAGAATGTCACGGTTGGAGACCAGGTCGATCTTAGCAACTGTGTAGTTGCCCCACGTACCTTGGTCATTGGACTCTTCAGTCGTCGATAGACGCCACATCGTAGCGTATACCGCAGGTGTCACCATTGCACCAGTCTTCGGATGCTTAACTTTCTGCATCGCGATCTGGGTTTTCCAACGGCGGCTCACTTTTAGTTGGCTTGACTTCATGTCGATCACGGCAGGTTGGAACCCACCATCGTCATCCAACACCAAGCAATAGTGTTGGTCAGACTTAACCAATTCGTTGCCTGTCGGCAGGATTTCACGCGACCCTTCACGGCTCGTGCGTGTAAGTACTGGATCATTGGCAGGGATCTCTCCCATGAAACCACCGCCCTGTTCGCGTGGCACGAACTCCAGATACTTGGTTGTCTGATAGCAAGGGATCACAGTCACGCCCTCTTCACCGTCCCAGTACTGACCAGTCACGGTGTTGAACAGATCGCCTTGTGATGCGCCCTCGATAAACTCAGGTTTCTTTTTGCTGAGTTGCGGAGACATAGCTTGCAGAATCCGAACGAACGGGATCTGCATTTCACTGGCTTCGAAACTTGCGCCATCCCCTGCCGTTTCAAAGATGTCATCCAATACATCGGTGCTTACTGCCGCACCTTTTACTTTTGCTACTGCTGTCGCCATTATGCTTTCCTCCGAATCTCAGCCGCGTTGTTGATGTATGCCCCGAACATATCCAGATCGATGGGCTTACCATCCGTGATGCGCTCCTTCACAAACGCCTTCAGTGTGGATGGGTGAACGTGGGTCTTGGTCTTTGGATCAAAGCCCCGCTCTTGCAAGAGACCAACGACATCCCCCGCAACATTGTCCTCGCCCTTACCGAACGAACAGGTCACATCATTCTTGATGATGTCATCCAGTCCATTCTCACGCAGCCACGAGAACGCTTCTTCTTTCCTGTCCGCAGGGATCGATGCATGTACAATCATCTTGCGTGATACGGTAACCCCGTCCACATCAAGACGCTCGACGCCCATCTCATCCATAAGTGCAGGTATGTTTTCCGTAGACAACTTGTGTTTTTGTTGTTTCAGATATTTAAGGTGATTCTCCGCATCATCGATTTGTTGCTCGACGTTGCGTAGTTCGCGGACCAAGGAGCTTAGTGCTTTCCCCGTACCCGCATCGACACTGGCAAGTGCATCACCTTCGTCGATTAGATCGTTAAAGATATCATCCATAAGTTACTTCCTCTTCAGGTTAAGATTGGTTGACAAACCATTTTGCCATCCGTAAGGTGGACTCTAGTGGAGGTATGTGATGACTGTCAAGTACAATTTTAAATTAAAACCGTTTGAGCATCAGCTTGCTGCGCTACGCAACGGTATGCAACGAAAAGAGTTCGGCTACTTCATGGAGATGGGGACCGGAAAGTCCAAGGTATTGATCGACAACATGGGTATGTTGTACCTCGATGGGCAGATCGACTTCGCCTTGGTCATTGCACCAAAGGGTGTCTATCGCAACTGGGTAACCAAAGAAATCCCAGAGCATATGTCCGATGATGTACCGCATCGTGTGATTCGGTGGGTCGCTTCGCCCAACAAGAAACAGCAAGAAGAAATGCGTTCGGTTAAGGATAAGTTCGATGGCTTAACCATCTTCGTCATGAACATCGAAGCGTTCTCTTCCTTGAAGGGACAGAAGGCAGGGGAGTGGATGGCTCGTGCGCTTGGGGCCAACGGCCTAGTTGCTGTGGACGAGTCAACTACCATAAAGAACCATAAGGCCAAGCGCACAAAATCACTACTCAAGATTGCCCAAGGCTTCAAGTACAGAAGACTCTTGACAGGGTCTCCGATTACAAAAAGTCCGCTCGACATCTACGCGCAGACCGAGTTCCTCAGACCTTGCCTCTTGGGCCACGAATCTTTCTACACATTCCAGGGGAGATACGCTGTCGTGCAACGCCGTACCATGGGCGCACATTCTTTTCAGCAGGTCGTCGGCTATCGGAACTTGGATGAACTGACAGACAAGATCGATCAGTTCTCCTACCGTGTGCTGAAGAAGGACTGCCTCGATCTGCCCGACAAAATCTACACCGCTCGGTATGTCACGCTGACTGATGAGCAGGTCAAGATGTACACTGACCTACAACAACAGGCCATGCTTCTGCTCGATGACGGTGAACTTGTCTCGGCTCCTGCCGTAATCACGCAGATGCTTCGGATCCAACAGGTTATGTCTGGGCATCTGAAGACTGACGATGGTGAGATGCGGTACTTCAAGTCCAACCGCATGGATGCATTGAAAGAGATCATGGATGAACATGATGGCAAGGCGATCATCTGGTCCCGCTTCCGCCATGACATTGTCGAGATCACCAAGATGCTGAACAAAGAATACGGTGAAGGGTGCGCTGCATCGTACTATGGCGACACCCCAGACGACGAACGCAACGACATCGTGCAGAATTTCCAGAAGGGATCGAAGCTACGATTCTTTGTCGGCAACCCTGCCACCGCAGGGTACGGTCTGACTTTGACTGAGGCTAACCTTGTGGTGTACTATGCCAATGACTTCAACTTGGAGACACGCATCCAGTCAGAAGATCGGGCGCACCGTATTGGACAGAAGAACAACGTAACTTATATCGACCTCATATCCGAGGGCACCATCGATGAGAAGATCGTCGAGGCTCTCCGCAACAAGATCGACATAGGTGCAAAGGTACTTGGAGAGGAAGCAAGAGAATGGCTGACCCTGAAACCTACGAGAAAATAACTAAGCTGATGGTCGAGCGCGTGGGCAACTACGCCTCTGCCAAAACCCAAGGCAAAGAACTTGCCAAGATGACTGGCCTCGATCTGCACATAGCAGAGGCTTTTTTCAAAGGTCTTACATCCAAAGGGGCAGCGCGTCCCTCAGATGTTCGCGGCTACGCTAAGACAAAAAAATAAGGGGACGTATGGAGCAACGTCCCCTCAGTACGAGGCAAAAAGACCACAGGCAGTGAGTCCTTTCGAGCAATATACCTATACTGTAGCAGATTCTTCCTGATTCGCATACTCTTTTCTAATGATAACAGACAACTGCCGTGTCATCGTACGCTGATCCGCTTCCGCTAACTCCCGCAAACGATCATGGTCCTCTGGTAACAAGGCCACGTTGCGGAACTTTGGCTCTTCTTTCTTCTTCGCCATGATAGTCTCCTTTTACTTGTAGTCTTGTTATATCTTACTTGTATCCCAACTGCAAGCAATAGGTGGATTGCTCCAAGAAAATCTCTTTGTGCTTCTGGCATAGGTCTTCGACCACACTGATCGGCATGTCCAACTCGTCTGCTATCTCCGCCGCAGAAAAATGTGCGGGTTGTACAAAGCCTTCCAAGAACTCGATGATATTTTTTAGGTCCGAGTCCACCGCAACATGGCCCAAGTCTAGCTTTACATCCGCAGGTTCCACGCGCATCGCCCTCCACGGGATAGCGTCCCGCTTGTCTGGGTAGTTCGGCAACAAGAATGCATTGTAGATGTCGCCTGCTTGTACGTTCATTGCATCCACAAGCCGCTTGTTCATGAACACTTGCTCTCCTTCGGGCGTGACCCCAAACCCACTACCAGTAGGCGTCAAGTATTCAACAATAATCTGCTGTCTTCGCGTACTGTCTACGTCAAAAACGTGGTTCATGTGTTTCTCCATTTTCGTGCTTCCTTTTATAATAGTTAAGCTGTTGTATTAGGTCCTCGATCCTTGGATCTCGGTAGTTCTCCCACTCGATATCATCGATTGTCTTCTGCAAATCTTTGATGATGTCACTAATCAGTTCTAATCTTTTCATTTCTTGGTAGCCCGTATCTATGTTTCACTTGCATCACAGCCTGATGCGTTACGCCAAGGATGTCTGCGATCTCGCGCAATGTCATTTCCTTTTCCAACATCCGGTTGATCATCTTGGCTTTGTCTGACATGGCCTTGGGCCTTCCTCCCTTCAGCGCATTTTCCTGTGCTTGTTTCGGATCGCGGTACATTGTGTTCGGACCTAGCTTGGGATTATCCTCCCTGTCCTTTTTGTTTTGTGCGATCCATGCTTCTCGATATAGTTCCTCATATTCCTCACGGTTCATATGTGGTAACCTTCCTCTCTTCTGTTGGATACGAACTTAGTTAAGTCTTCTTTGGCATACCAGTATCTTTGCTTTGCTGATGGGGACGCGTCTTTCCTGTGTTGTGCCTCCATCCAAAAATCCACCTGCTGTTTTAAGAATTTATACTCGGCCTCTAGTGCAGGTGTAAGTTTGTCGCCCATGTTTAATCCTCCTTGGGTCTTAGTCTTGGTTTCAATACAAATGATACTTGATCTGACACATGACACTCCATCATCAGATCGTCATACAGTTCATACAACTGAGTATACAATGGATCAGCCAGGCCGTCATTCATTGCTTCCTGGCAATGACGCTCCCGATCATACCAAACAACCGCCTTCGCAGGTTCGCCGTTGATCGCATAACTGACCACCAACGCCGTGAAGTAGTAGATCATTCCACCACTTCCCACACGCTCTCGGCCCCCGCATCTGTGCCCGTGTCCTTGATCGCACCCATGTTGTGTAAGGCGGACAGGTTAGTCCGCACAATACTCAGCTTCAGACCCATGCGATCCGACAGTTGACGCGCGGTCCCCTGACCTCGGCGCAACTCAACAAGGATCTGTTCCTTACGCGTCAGCTTCTCGTTGTCGCCCTTCTTTACTCGTATTCTATTCCATATCTTCTTAAACATCCTTACTCTCCTACTGCTTCATCCTGCACCTCGCGCAGGGTTTGTGCTAGTTCTTCTATATACGATACATCGCAACCAAAGTTCTCGACGCAGCCACGATACCTAGACAACCATGATGCCAAAGCTGTCGCCGCTTGTCTACGAAGTTCCCTTTGAGAATCCTCACTCTCAGGATCGAACCGCTCATACCCACCGCCGCTCTTGCGCAACTTCACTGGGCTGATGAATGTCGGATACTCTCGCACCGTCAAGCTGACCACCTGATCTTGAGGGTCCGACTCTTGGACCACGATCCTCAGTCCACTCGCCATCTGCCGAGCCAACTGTATCCGATGCTGACGCGCAGCCTCTGCATCGTCCATGCCATAGAACCAATCGTATGCTTCGTGATCAGGCTGACCACCCAACCAATCCACAAACTCATGTGGCACAAACATATTGCGACCTGACGCCGCTAGGTATTCGTCAATAATTCTTTGACGTTCTTTCTTTGGAAATCCAGCCATTTCTTTTCCTCCTATGATAGCTGTTAATTGACCGCCTTAACTGACCGCGCCGCGACTCACCCTGTCAGACCAGTCCTCACCCAACCCCGACATATCTGACCTTGACCGCCTTGACTTATTTAACCATACCAAAACCAACAAAACCGAAACACGACCGCCGTACCGTGTCCTCACCCTACCGAACCTAACCCGAACGCACCTAATCAAGACCGCCAAACCCAAGCTGACCTCATCACACCCCGCCTGAACGAACCCCGACTTGACCGCCGTACCGTGACCAAAACTTAACCCGTCGAACCCCAACACACACCGCCGTACCCAACCTAGACCGCCAAAACATACCGCAATGCAACGCACCATAACCTGTCGGAACGTACCACAACCGCCAAACCAAAACGGGCCATGCCTGTGCCGCACCCCGACTCACCGTACCCGTCCAAACCGGACCGTGCCCCGACCGCCTGAACATACCGCGACAAACCGCGACATATCTAACCGGATCTCGCCCCGACCGCCAAACCATGACTTATCGCACCAAGTCGGACCAAACCGTCAACGACATAACGGGACCGCCGAAACCCACCCCGCCTGAGCAGAACGTACCCAACCCGACCCCGCCTTGACCGTCTCAACATATCTAACCTTGACCAAAATATTAGATCAGGAAGCAAGGAGATATAACTTCCCTCTAATCGCTGCGGTTAAGACACTCACAGCTTGCCGCCAACATTGGTGCATATGTGAGACACCTCTCGCCAGTTGGTCACGGCTGTAACCCTAAATGGATGGGGGCACTCGGCCCCCGATCCTTGCTTCTTATTCCGCTGCAACGAGAGTAACATCTCGACGCATACGCTCTTCCTCCATGAAGGCCATCAACTCAGCAGTCTGATCATCCGCATACTCTGGATTATCCAACGCCTCCTGCTGAACCTCTCGGCCCTCCAACATCAACTCATCCCACTCCCCTTGGAATGATCCCATGCTGTCCTCTGTCAGAACTTGGAACGTGCCAAACGATCCTCGGCCCTTCTCCTGTCGGAAGTCCCCGATACCAACAATCGATCCCGCATTCGTCAACAACGATACAATCGAATACGCAGACAACGTGGGCTGAACATACGCAATGTCCACCTCCGCACACCAACGCGGTAAGTACGCGCGGGTCCGCATGTCTGGGGTCTTGTTCATGTCCGCAGATCGAACCATGTCAATCTTCAACTGAGGCTTGCCCCAGATCTGTACATGCGTCTGTGGTAAAAAGATCAAACGCTGTACGCTCGTCTTAGTAATACCATCAGTCTCTAACGCAGCAGTCGCCATTGCACCCTTGACCCCAGGTGCAGGGAAACAAAGTAACGTCTCCCCAAACGGCTTCTTGTAAACCGAATCCCGATACTCTTGCTCTGGATTGTGCTTGATCTCCTTACGCTGCGCGGCTGTCTTCTTGCCACCCCCGATCAATAGATCACGCATGGCCTTCGAACTCATGCTATTGAAATACAGTGGGGTTGTACCCATCATGCGTAGCTTGATTCGACCTTGCTTTAGCGGTTGGATTTCCAATGCTGCTTCTTGTGGTGCTTTCTTAGTTGCCATGATGTTTTCCTTTCTTGGCTAAGTTGTTTACTAATTGAAAGTGATTTGTTTGTGACATGTTGTTAAGTTGTATGTCAACAACTTTTTTAATCTTTTTTCTCCACCTCCTTCAGTTCCACTGGTTCACTGTAAATATCGAGGATCGCAATGCCCTCCTTCTCTGCACCCGTTAAGGCACAAAACTCTTGACGCGCAGCCTTCGCCGCATCCGCTGCGTTGGTCGCTTCAACCAACACCAACCTCTGAACAACGCCCTCGCATACAACCTCATACGTTTTCATCGGCACACTCCATACATACCTCTGCATCTTGGCCCATGATCTTAGTCACAGGCGAACCGCAATCACACAGCCGCTCGATCTCTCCATCCCCGCTGCACGTTTCACAGACCTCGGTCTCTGTGTCGATGTATCCAACGTCACGGCCAAAGTTATGCGGACGTGGTACGTCATACTCAATGCTGCCAGTTCCCAAACAATCAGGACACGGCGTCATGATCGGCGTCTCTTGCAACTCGATCAACAGATCCTTCATCTTACCCATCAGTCCACTCCACTACTTCCTTGTAATCTATCCGACGATTGACCCCCAAGTTGTAGATCAACTCGTCCTTCCATTTATCCAGTGCCTCGTACATGTATTTCATGTCCGCAATCTCTGGGTTCTCTGGATCATGCATCTTGATCACATACTCAATGCGGTCGATCACATAGTGCATACATACTCGATCATCCATCACGCATCCTCCACACTAACAGGTTCATTCTCTAGATCACACGAAGGGCAGCGGTCATTGCATGCACAATCATGCTCCATGGACCACGCCTCTCCGCATGGGCATTCGTATTCCATCGCAAACATCACTCAACCTCCACACAAATGTCCCGCTCACAACTCTCAGTGAGGTAGTAACTCGGACCTTGGTCCTTGATCCACGCTTCAATCACAGGGGCGCACAGGCTATACAATTCCTGATCCGCAAAGGTCGCTAGAATAGATGCACCCTTGCCATCCTCCATGTACGCAATCGTATCGATATACACTTCCTCCATCTCACGCATCCTCCTCACAATAAACATAACCCTCTGGCACAGTGTCATCAAAACCAAGCCATCCATCCGCACACGCAATCCCAAAAGTGAATGCGTTAAGTTCCGCCTCAGTATCGAAGCTGTACGTCACAGCCTCTTGCCCATCTTCGGGACACTCGCCCCACAGAATACTAATCTTATGCATACTGATACTCCTCAATAAACGCGAACCCGCCGCCGTTACCCTCTTCGTCCATCGACAAAGACATATCAACAGTCTGTCCGCCCAACCGCAACGTAAACACAGGGAACGGCTCCAACGCATCCTCGTCCTCGACAAACCGAAACCCAATGATCTTCGCTCCAACCAACTGGCTGTAATACTTCTGCATATCCATCACGCGTCCTCCTCTTCTAACTCTGGCTCCCAACACTCGTCCTCGCCATTTACATAACGGCCCTCGAAGTACATCCCCTCATCCTGATAGTCCGCATCAACAGACAAACCCATCTCAACCAACTTGTCCCAAACAGGAACAGGCGGAGACCACGCAGTCCAACAGTTGAACGAGAACGAGGCGTTCTCATCATCATGCAACGTCAAAGGATTCGTAAGCTGAACATCCGCAATATCCCACTTCGTGCCCCAGTTCTTAACACGCCACGCATACCAAGCAGGTAACTCATAACCGCCAACCTCTCTAGTCGGAGGCGCATCGTTCACCTCCTCTGGCATCGGGATAATTAAGTTGAAGAACTCTGGGTGATCGTTCACCAGTAGATACTCATACAGTTCCTGAACCTTGGTCCTTGGACCATGAATCTCAACTTGCTGATAACAATGATTAGGCATTTCATTTCCTTTCGTAATTGTTGAATGGTTGTAGATTAGTTGAGGTGGGTCAGACTGTCAACAAAAAAGTATGATTACGTTATATACGGTATTTTTCCAGAATTTTTGAAAAAAAAAAAAATTGAAACGAAAATCGTGTAATCAGCGTAAACGGCGTAATCAAGCCCTTATTTATATAGCTGCGTATGATTACACTTGATTACAAAAGGGGGGTAAATGATTACACTTCGATGCCCTTGTTCCGACAATATGTTTGCAGTATACTTACAACTACCTAGAAAAACACTGTAAACAACGTAATCAGGTGTAATCATTATGGCTTCCAAAAAACAAGAGATCGAAGAAGAATTTGGTAGGCAGTTGACCAACCGACAGATGACCTTTGCACAGAAGATTGTCGAGGGTATCTATTCGAATGCGGAGTGTGCCAGACTTGCGGGATATGCACAGGACCTTGCGGGTAAACAGGCATCTGTTCTGCTAAACGGCAGAGACTATCCGCATGTTGTGGAATACATCCAAGAGTTACGACAGGAACGAGAGCGGCGGTATGGTGTGTCCACCATCGGTCAGCTTGAAAGACTGCATCAGCTATCGCGCGGGGCCGAGGAGGCAGGGCAATTTTCTGCTGCAATCAACGCTGAAAAGATACGGTCAGCCCTCGGTGGTTTGACTATCGATAGACGCGAGACGATTAATACGATAGACCAACTATCGAGAGATGAAATCACGGCGCGACTTGCTGCATTACAAAAACAATATCCGCAAGCGTTCCAGATTGAGGGCAGCTATAAGGATATAACAGATGAGCAGGGGACCCGAGGCGAACTTCTGGAACCAGATACGCCAGAACTTACCGAAGAAGTGCTTCGCAACGAGGATTGAGAACAAGCACGGCGGAGGTGTACCCGATGTCCATATGGTATGGGATGGCCTACCCTTTTGGATGGAATTGAAAGTAGCTAAAAGTAACGCAGTAAAAGTGTCGCCTCATCAAGTCGCTTGGAATATGG